CGCGCCACGAGCAGCGAGGTGTCGTGGTCGATCAGGAACCGGGCGTCGCCCTCGGCGAGCGTCTTGTCGAACGCCGACGAGCCGATCTCCTCGTACCAGCCCCACCGGAACGGGTCACCGATCGTCGTGCGGCTGTTGAACACCGCGGCGTGGCCCTTGAACCGCGGGGCCGCGTCGTCGTCGCTGTCCGCGCGCAGCAGGCACGCGTCGGTGGCCGCGAGCGCCCGGGTGCGGTGCTCGAGCACGTTCGACAGGCCCGCGGACCGCCGGCGCTCACTCGTCGTCGTCGTCATCTTCGCCTCCGGTGCTGGCGTCGTCGTCGGCCGCCTGCGCTCCGGCGGACTCGTTGTACGGGCGGTAGGGCTCGTTGCCCCACGGGACAGGCGGCAGGTCCTCGAGCGGGCGGATGTCGTTCGGCACGAGCCAGCCGTGCTGGATGCCGGAGCCGTAGAAGGCGGCACGGCTCTTGGAGTCGCCGCGCAGGAGGCCCTCGACCTTGAACTCGGCCTTCTCGGTCTTGGGGTCGCAGATCTCCCGGGTGACGCGCTGCTCGATCCGCTTGAAATACGGCTGCAGCGTGATGACGACGAAGGCGATGAACTGCTGCTCCATGCCCGCGCCCCAGGACGTCGACTTCTCCTGGTCGTTGACGATCCAGCCGGGCAGGCCGAAGATCCGGGCGATGTCGGAGGTGGAGAACTTCCGCGTCTCGAGGAACTGCGCGTCCGACGGCGAGAGGGTCAGGGTCTCGAACTTCGCGCCCTTGTCGAGCACGAGCACGTCGTGGGCGTTGTCGACGCCGGTCTTCGCGCGCCACCGGGCCCGCAGGATGTCGGCCTTCTCCTGGTCGATGTCCTGGTCGGTGTGCAGGAAGCCCTGGGTGAGCAGGCCGTCGTCGAACATCTTGGACGCGACGCGCTCGGCCGAGTCGGCGAGCTCGAACGTGCGTCGCAGGTTCTCGATGACGCTGATGCCCTTGATGCCGTCCATCGACAGGCCGGGGATGTGCATGATCTCGTTCGTCGTCAGCGACACCTTGCCGCCGTCGACCTCGAACTTCTTCACCCACGGCAGGCCGACGGCGCTGCCGTCGGCGATCTTGACGTCGACCCGGTCGGGGTGGATCGGCACGAGCGCGGTGAGGCGCCCGTCGCGGGTCCGGACCTTGCGCACGTATCCGTTGCCTCGCGTCGCGAGGTGTGCGACGACGGTCTCCCACATCTCGAACGGCGTTGTGACGCCGCCGTCGACGCGCTGCTCCAGCGCGCGGATGCTGACGTCGTGACGGGTCGCGCGGTTGGTGACGTTCAGCGGGCAGCCGGCCACGCCGGAAGACAGGATCTGCACGCAGCGCAGGCCCGCCACCGTCCGCATCGGGTCGCCGTTCCCACGGCTCCCGGACCACAGGTCGGAGGCCGCGCCCATCGCGGACGCCCCCGTGATCGGGCTGCCCGGGTCCTCGACGTTCCGGGTGGCCATGCCAGCGAGCGCGCGCAGCGCGCCCCTCACTGCTCACCCTCCCGCGGCGGCCGCGGCCGCTGCGCTGCGGCGGCCTGCTCGAGCACGCCGAGGGCCACCAGCTCGACGCCGGCGGCCAGCACGCCCCACCAGGCGCCGGCGAGGAAGCCGACGGCGAGCGCGACGAGCAGCAGGCCGGCCACGAAGTAAGTCGTTGCCACCGAGGCCTCCTCTCACCAGATGTTGGGGCCGGTGTCGACCGGCTGAGATGCATGCCAGACCGCGCGGTCGAGCGTGAAGATCGTCGTGACCGCGCCGTCGATGCGGCGGGGCGAGTCCGGGGTCTCCTTGACGATGCGGGCGAAGCCCTGGGACGTCGGCTTCGGCACCGCGTCGGCCACGTGACGTGCGAGCCCTCGATGGCCGTCCTGGGTCATCGCCTTGGTGGTGACCATCTCGTAGAACCGCTGCGTCGCCTTGCCCATCCGCTCCGGGGTCTGCGGGTACGCCTCGACGGGCATGCCCTCCTCCTGGAGCTCGGTGAACGCGTCCTGCCACAGGTAGTCGTCCCAGGGCGCCTCGACGAGGTCCCAGCGGGCCCGTGCCTCGCGCAGGGTGTTCTTCACCTCGGCGCGGGGCACCCGCCAGTTGGGGTCGAACGGATCCCGCTCCCAGATGCCGAGCACGAAGATGTGCGGCCGCTCCTCGACCGTCACGCCGATCAGCGCCGTCGTGTCGCCCGTCTTGGAACCGTCGAGCCCGACGACGACCTTCACGCCGTCCGGCGGCCCGCCGGGGTAGCGGTCCCGGTCCTCGATCGCGTCCCACGCGCCGTGCGGCAGCCACACCTTGCCCGAGGCCACCCACTGGTTCGTGCGCTTGATCCGGAACTCGTTCTGCTCGGTCCGGACCACGGTCGAGCGGAAGTCCGCCGCGGCGACCAGGTCGTCGAACGCGGGGTTCGACTCGCGCCAGGTGCGGACGTCGTCGTGCGGCGCTTCGACGCCGCGCCACGGCTCCCACCACGCCATGAAGAACGTGGGGTCGTCGACCAGGCCCTTGGCGACGTCGACGCCGTGCTTGTACAGGGCGTAGCAGATCGAATCCCCGCCCGTGCGGTCCGTGCGGACGCCCGCGGTCGTGAGCGCCACCATGAGCGGCTCCACGCGCGCGCCCATGGCGAGCTGCATGACGTTCCAGAGCTCGCGGTTCGGCTGCACGTGCAGCTCGTCGAACAGCACGAGGTGAGGGTTCAGGCCTTCCTTGGTGAACGCCTCGGCGGACAGCGCGCGGTACGTCGTGCCGGTGGCCGGGACCTCGATCACGTTCCGATAGGTCTTGATGACCTCGGACAGGTACGGGTCCATCTCGATCATCCGCTTGGCGGTCTTGAAGATGATCGACGCCTGCTCGCGGTCGCCCGCGCAGCTGTAGATCTCGCCGCCGGCAGGGCCGAGCAGCAGGCCGCCGACGCCGATGCCGGCTCCGAGCTCCGACTTGCCGTTCTTTCGCGGGACCCCGATCAGGCCCGTGCGGTGGCGCAGGAACCCGTCGGCACGCCGGGCGAAGACCCGGCGCAGCAGCTGACGCTGGAACGGGCGAACCCTGAGCAGCTCGCCGACCCCGCCCGCGATCGAGTCCTTCGTGATCCGGCACGTCGCGCCGATGAGGTCGGCGTACAGATCGCCGTCGCCGCGGCGCATCTCCGCAGGCGTGACGGGCGTCAGCCACCGCGGCCGCGCCGTCGCCCACGGGTTGCTAGCCACCGGCCCTCCGCGTCCCGCGCTCTGCGGCGCGCAGAAGGATCTCGGTCAGGGGGTTGGACGCCTCGCCCGCCGGCTTGACCTCGCCGACGCCGAGCGACCCGCGGGCCGCCGGCGTCAGACCGATCTCGCGCTCGAGCTGGAGCATCTGCGCGGCGGTCGCGCGCAGCTGGGACAGCAGCGGGTTGGGCCGGAGCTGGCCCTGAGAGCCGGTCACGTAGAAGCCCTCGCCCGCGAGCGCCTTGGCCATGCCGGCGTACAGGTCCTCGGCCTCGCACAGGCGGACGACGACGTCGCGGTCGGTTGCAGGAGACAGCCACTTCGCCTCGCGCCAGATCCGCGTCCACCGCTCGGCGCCGGGACCGTCCTCGGCCAGCGACGGCGGCGGCGATGGCATGGTGCCGTCGACACCCCGCAGCGGCACGACGTTCTCCGGGTCCGGCAGCTTGCGCCCTCCGGAGTCCCGCCCGGGCGTGCGGCCCTTGCGTCGACGCTCCTCGAGCGGCGTCTTCGGAGGACCAGGCACGGGCGATCACCCCCTCAGAACCACCCTCAGACCGGGGCAACAAGAATCAAACCGGGCAAAAAAACGGTTCCAACCTGAGCGCGCGTGCAGACAGCGGGGCGCGGGTCCTCGTCTGTGGGGTATGCCCGACTTTCGACCGCCCCCCGGGGGGTGGTCAGGTGGTGGCGTGGCCTCGGTTGCACGGCCTGCACTGTGGCCCGAGGTAGCGGGAGCGGTCGCCAGGCGCGTGGCCCAAGTCCCAGGCGCGGCCTGTGATGACCGTGGGGCAGGTGGCGCATCGCACGAGCTCGCCGTCGTCGATCCGCTCCTGCCACGCTGCGCGGAGCTCGTCGTGCTCGCCGTCGTACCCACGCTGCTGTCTGGTGCCGCGTGCTCGGTCGCGGCCTCGCTTGCAGTCGTCGCAGCGGCCACGGACACCGGGCCGGCCACAGTCCAGGCACGGCATCGGCTCACCCCCTGCATGACGAAGCCCCGCCTGGCTAACCCGAGGCGGGGCTTCGTATCTGATTCAGGGTGTGCAGAAACCCCGAACCGTTTTCAGGCGAATCATGACACGTCCGAGCCACTCTGCGCTACCACGTCGCTCGTGGGCGTGTCGCCGGCACGCGCGCTCGCGTGCGAACGCTCAGCCATCGCTGCTGACGATCACCATCGCACCCACCTCGATGCCGTAGTCGCCACCCCAGCAGACCCCGACGAAGGTGCCGTTGACCTCGCCGAGCAGACGGACGAACGCGTCTCGGTGAAGGTCGCCATCGTTGCTCGTGTCCCACCCTTCCTTCGAGCCATCCGGCATGAACGCCCAGAAACTGCCTCCGCCGACCAGGGCCGGCACGGGTCCGACCAGCAGCGGCTGCCACTTCTCGGGGAGTGAGTCGCGGAAGGCCGTGATCGCGTCGTGCTGCTCGGTCTTCCACGTGGACGCAAGGATCGTGTCGTGCGCGATGTATCCCATGCCTGATCGATCACCTCTCCGTATCGGTCGAAGGCGGCGCGGACTTGGCGCTCACCCACCTGGTCTTCCCTGGCTGGTGCCGGCCGTCACTGCTACCCGGGCACACGGCGCAGGCGTGGCCACGGTCAAGGGTGCGCCACACCGGCACGCCCTTCGACGTCGTGAACATCTCGCGGCCACGCTCGACCACCCGAGTCCGAAGGCCCTTGAGCAGCAGCGCCTCCTCGACCTCCTGCCCGCACACCGTGCAGGTCGACCGCCTGCCCGTCGGATCATTGGTGACCGTCATGGGTTCGGCTCCTCCTTCGCGGGGTCACCCGCCGCACGACGCCACATCCTCTCGGTCAGCTCGGCGAGCATCGCCGGGCCGCTGATGTGCGCAAGGTGCGCGACGCCGCCGATGATGTCGGCGCTGAGGTTCGCCCGGCAGTTGACGCGGTGGGAGACGTAGCCCTGCGACCTGTCGAGCAGCCTGGCGACGGCGGTCTGGTTGATGTCGTGCTCGGCCATCACGTCCTTGAGCGCGTCGGAGAGCCTGCGGTTGAAGTCGTCAACGCTCGCCGGGGTGGTCATGCTGTCATCCTCTCGTGTCGGGCCTCGCACTCACGGGCGAGGGATGGAACGGGGTGGTGCTGCCCGCAGACGCCGCAGCGCCACGGGTCAGGCTCCGGCACGGGCGAGCTCCTCACGCTCGGTCTCCTCGCGGTGCGCCTCGAGCCAGCAGGCGAGCACGTCGACGTCGACCATCCGGTAGAGCCGCTCGGTCGTGCCGTTCGGCCGGGTCTTGGCCCGCTTCTCCGAGCGGGGCCACGGACCGAGCACCGGTCGCAGGTGCCGGCGGTGGATCCACGTCGCGATCGTCTGGCGGTCCACCCGGCCGGCGAACGCGTCGACGAGCTGGCGGAAGGTCAGCAGCGCCTCGGGCCGCACGCGCGGCATCCCCGACATGGCAGCGAGCGCCGAGACGTGGAGGTGGGCGCGGGTCTGCCAGGAGCGGGTGCAGCGGGTGCAGCGGACGACGTCGGACAGGCCCTCGGTAGGTGTGCCGGTGCGGTGGGACCAGCCGCGGCTGTTCTCGGTGGCCCAGACGTGGTCGGCGCGGGGTCGCCACTCGCGGATGGTGCGGCTGCCGCAGTCGGGGCAGGGGGTGCCCTCGGGGACGGGGGTGATGCCGAGGATGCGGCGGACGGTGGCGCGGACGTCTCGTGCCTCGTCGGCGTACTGGTGCCAGTCGGAGGCGTCGGGGTTCTCGATGGCCCAGGTGGTGCGGGCGGTGAGGTAGTCGAGGTGGCCGTGGGTGAGCTGCTCGCCGCGGGTCTCGGCCCACAGCGTGGCCCAGCTGCGCAGGATGTCGAGCGCGGTCGAGGGGTACTTCGCCGCGGTGATGCGGGCGTCGTGGGGGTCCTCGGTGATGGCGTCGAACCCGAACGGGAGCCGGGCGTCGTCCTTGGTGCTCGAGGTGCCGGTCATGTCGTAGCGGGTGGAGCGGAGGCCGGCGGCCTCGAGGACGGTGAACGGGAACCGGGCGAGGTCGTCCTGGATGTCGGTGACGAGCCGGCGGCCGCGGTCGATGCATCGGGTGCACGCGGTGCGCTGAGGCTCGGCGACGGGGTGGCCGCAGTGCAGGCACCCGACGGTGGCGGTGCCGCAGGTGGAGCATTGCCAGCCGTGGCCGTGGGGCGCGGCCGGGTTCTGCTCCCAGGCGTGCCGGTCGCAGGTCGGGATCACGAGGTTCCTCCATCGGTAGGGCGAGGGCGACCTCCACGCTTTCCTCGTCTACGGCGAGGGCGTGGGGCGTGGGGTGTGGGCTGGTGGGGGCTGACGGCGGGTGGTGAGCCGGAGGTGCCCTGGTGGTTCCTGTAGGCAGAACCCGAGGTGTCCCGACCCGACCCGGCATTACTCGTTCTGACGACCTGCGATGTCGACTTCGGGGTCGACTTCGGCGGGGTGGTGGGCCGCGCTGCGGCCGGTGGCGCTGCAGGTCGCACAGCCGGAGGGCGTGCGGGGTCTGCTGCTGCCGGCGCTGCGGGTCGCACACCGGGGGTGGGTGCGGGGTCCGCTGCTGCCTGTGGCGCTGCGTCGTCGTCGGACAAGACGTTGGGTTCGGTGGGCCACCCGTTGTCGCTCAGGAACTTCGCGGTCCACTTGCCGTAGCGCGGGGCCGTCGGCTCGGCGCGCAGCGTGTGGTTGTCCGCCCAGAGCTCCGGGTTGTTCTTGCGGGCCGAGTTGCAGCCGAGGCACGCCACGGCGAGCGTGGCGACGGTCCCGGCCTTGCCCGGCTCGAGGTGGTCGAGCGTCGCGGTGCGGTTCGTCTTCTTCCCGCGCCACTGCACCAAGACCCCGCACCAGCGGCAGTTGTCGCCGTCACGGCGCCGCACCGGCACGGCCAGCGCGGGGTCTCGGGTGTCGTTGCGCTGCTGACGCTCCCACTCGATCTCCTCGCGGAGACGGATGTGAATGAACTCCGGGTCCTGCAGCAGGGTCCAGGCCTGGTGGCCGCGCGACGTCGTGGTCGGCGTCAGGACGCCGGCGTCGACGCACAGCCGGATCAGCTCGACCGTGCGCGACCCGCCGAGCATGTGGGCCGTGCCGGCGTCGATCGCGTAATCGGTCAGATGAGCGGCCGACTGGAACGCGCACCGCATGACCCACCCGAACACCTCGTTGACCGTGCGCTCGTCAGCGGCAGGGTCACCCGCGATCGACATCATCGCGGGATAGGTGGCGGCGTTGTCGCCAGATCGGGTCCAGGGCACGAGGTGCGGCTCCTTCCGGGAGTCGAGACAAGGTGGCGGGCAGGGTCAGTCGGAGCAGCGGCACTCCCCCGTCTGGGGGTTGATCGGGCCATCGCACGATTCACAGAGGATCGGCTTGGGCATCAGGTGTCACCTCCACTTCGACTCGTCACGGACCCGACGACGACGCTCCTGCTCAGCAGCGAGCGCCTCGCGGTACTTGCGGATCGACGCCTGGCGCTTGCCCGACGCGACGGCACGCTCATCGACGACCGTGTCGCCGGCCGGGGTGCCGATCCGGTCCTTGCCCGCCGCGGCGAGCCGCCCCGCGAGCGTCGTCTCGAACGGCGGCTTGGGCACCGGCGGCGGCGCATGGCGCTCGCAGCGCCAGCCCTGCGGCCACAGCCGCGCAGGACCCGAGCACCCGTACACGCAGGGCCGCGAGCGCCGAGCGGCGGTCACAGTGGCCCGCCGGTGAAGGTCGTCTCGAGCGTGATCGCGTGCCGCGCCTCGAGGAGTCGGTCGACGTCGGGGTGGTTCTTGCCGGCCCTGGTGAGGAGCTCGCCGAGCGCGGCGTCGATCGACTCGAGCGGACGGTCGGAGGCGAGCGGGTACCGGATGTCGTACCCGGCGATCGCGCTGGCGACGTAGTAGCCGCCCTTCGCGTCACCGCTGATCGGAGAGTCGCCCTCCGGGGTGCGCGCGACCTGACCGATGGCGCGGCGCATCAGTGCCCCTCCTTGCCCGCCATCGCGGGGACGCTGCGCCCTTGCATGAACCGGCCGATGAGCAGTCCCCAGCAGGGGTCGCACAACGCCTCGGTCTCGTCGGCGGTGAGCAGCGGCGAGCCGCCAAAGCGAGGGCTGCGGCGGTAGTACGTCGCGAGGAAGCGCACGACGCGTGTCGTGGTCGTGATCGTCTGCAGCTGGATCGCGCCCCAGAACGACGACCCCTCGACGTTGTCGCGTGTCGGTGTCGGGTCGCCGCACCGCGCGCAAGGCTTCTCGTCGGTCACCGTCGGGCCTCCTGGAAAGAGCGGGCCATCTGGTGCAGCCACGCCTTCACGTTCATCTCGCCCACCGGAACCGGCCGGGCCGCCGCCTGCCGCAGCGCCTCCGCCTTCGCCTCTGCCAGCAGGTCGCGGCCGGGGACGTGGAGCAGGGTGACGGGAAGGCG